TAATAGGGCGTAAGTCAATACTATCACGAAGGTTGTATTGAGTACCAGTTGTTGGCGATGTAAAGATAGGAATACTTTGAGTTGTTATAGCGGTAGTGTTTGCGCTATTGGAATCATCAATAGGATAACTAGCAACCGAAAGGAAACCTTCACCACCGGAAGTATCGTGTTCAAAGTGATCCAATTTAACTAACAGATAATCGCCGTTGTTGATGTTCAAACCACTATTAGGTTTTTTCTTCAAACGGCCGTGTTCATACCAGTTATCGCGCTGACCATCATCTAATTCAAAATCAGTTGTAACGTCTGTACCAGCAGTTGTTGTGCCATGGCGAGAAGTATGCCTACGCACTTCTGAGATTTGAAATACATCAGACAGACCAAGACCCCAAGGACCAACGGTATTAGCATAGTGAGTAGAACACTCAAGCATCACATAACGACTTGAGCGGTACGTCTTAGCAGTCTGTGTACCATCTGTCTTTTGGACATTACACACAACTTTCGCAGCAATACCAGATTGTAGGGTTTCTTGAATATCAAGAGTAGCGACTTGTGTTGTGTCGATTGTAACGGTACGAGCTGCGCCGGTGTTTGATCCGGTTGCCGCCATATCAAGGACAGTTCCATCATAAATGAATTTTGTGAATCCGTTAGCACCTTTAGCGCCAGGTTGAGTTGTGATCGTCGCACTTTCATCAGTGCCGATTGCAGCGATCTTATAAGGACCATTGGAATCAATCTTTACATAATCACCGATGTTCAATTCGGTTGTAAATGCAGTTCCATCACCATAAAGAGTATTAGAAGTTGTGTTTGTGTGTGCTTGACCACTTAAAGTAATAGTCGCTGCCGCATCCGTCACAACATAGAAATTATCATCCTTCTGAGTCGCGTTTAGCGCGCCAGTAGAGAAAGACCACAATTCAGAACCGCCGCCAGTATCGACAGTGAAGGCACCGGACGTTGGAATTGTAACATCAAATTCTCTCATAAATGAATATGTGTTATCTGTATTTCCGGTTGCGTCTGTAAGTCTCTTGATAGCAGACTGAGGAATAGGGAATACAAGGCGGTTAAAACCAGTTTCATTCAATGTTGCTTTAGTAGCAGTCAAAACGGTATCAGCAAATCCGCCAGAGCCTGTAGCAATACCATAAGCAAATCCGAATGAGTTAGCAGTCATTTGGATATCAAATAAGTACAACTTATAAACAGCACCAGAATCACCAGGGTTGCCTGATGAGAAAACATTAGCACGAACCTTAGCAGTACCAATTGCGTTCCTGCCGGTTGTTACTGAAGTTCCGAATGTTCCGTTTGAAACGGCATTGAATGGGGTATCATATAGAGTAACCGATTGTAATTCATCCGGACTCCAGTGACCAGATACTTCATTGACTTCAACGTAGTTTCCGTAATTAGCAGGAATTGCTTGTGATTCAACTTCACGGGTTGTTGTACCTTTGTTCGCAGCAAGGAATTGGGTATAAAGAGTTTCATATTCAAAACCATTTACAAACGCTTTGCCTGGTTCAATACCAATAGCAAGTTTATTAATGTCGCCGCCATTTGCAGCAGTTTTCCAACCATTATTTGTTGTATCATCCAGATGCTCTCTTACTCTAACGTGCATAGGATCAAGAGAGTAATGTCCAGATTCATCATATGTTCTACGAGCAAATTCTTTTCTTAATTCAGCGTATTGAGTACGATCACCACGAACTTTAGAAATACCATTTTCCATCTCATAAAGTTCAAAGAAATCTGTCAAGTCATCAGTGGCAAGTTTCTTTGCTAGTGTCGCTGTAATCTTCAGTCTGTGAGCGCCAGGGGCAGCAAAGTTGAAACTACCAGAAGCAGGATCAAGGAGACTAGTATCATTTGAATCGCTGATAATAGATTCGGTTAGATTATAACCAATCTTATAACTGGGAGAGTTTGAATACTTGTCAAGAATAAGGGTCTGTTTTGAAACTTTAACAAAATGGTCTTTAGCGAAGATCACACCTTCATTGATAGTAACCGCCGATCCAGTTCCAGTAGCACTAGAAGCGATGGAGTTAGCAGAATATCCGGTATTTGATGTTAGAATCTCTCCACTGGCATATGTTTGTGTAGCACTATCGGTGCCGGAATTTGTATATTTTACCCAAATAGTGTTATAATCAGGATTGGCACTTTCCGCACCATCTAATTGATTAACAACACGAGCAGTCACACCAGAAGTTGTGCCTGTAACAGTAGTATTTGCCCAATTCGCTGCAACAAAATCTGTGGCACCATCAGATGCCAGATCACGCAATTTAACATAATTATATAATCTATCAAACGATAATTCACAACCAATAACAATCGTTCCCTCTTTGAAGATATGCTCTCCCATACGATCCACTTGATTTTGTAGAATCGTTTGCATCTGTGTAAGTTCACGAGCTTGAACAGCGAATCCCGGGCGGAACAAGATTTTGTGGAACTTTTTATCTTCGTCGTAATCATCGAAATACGGTGAGACGTTAAGATCAGTTGTTAGCGAATTTTCTGCCATTTAGGTATCCTTGGGATAAATCATCACTCATATTTATAAGAGTTTTAGAAGTTAATTACAAGTTTCACATCTTCAATTTGGTCTGTAGCACGGGTTACGGGACTTTTGTATTCAGTATACATTAATTCACCAGAATATTGTAGTAAATCACCATTTGCTACAGTAACAGAAGTTGACGTAGCACTAGATGTAGCACCCGTTAAAGTTTCAGAGTTAGAAAATGTTCCATTAGCACTAGAAATTTTCATCACTGTAGTATTAGATTCAACTAAGTACCCAAAAGCTCCGGTATCCGTCCCTGTAATCTTTTCATCATTCACATAAGTGCCAGACAATCCGGAATAAGTCAATTGTAAAGTTTGGTCATATCGGGTTCCGGTTGCCGCCGCGCCAGAAGGTAATTTAGGATCACGAAGTAATCCAACTTCTCTATAGTCATTCAAAACGGTAAATGTGTTAGATTCGCCCTTATCAAAACGACTATTCAACATTACATTATATCCACCTAATTCAGTAACAGCATTATTTCCATGCCCGCCCGGAGGAGGTACAAATGCCTCAGCAGTAGCACCAGATAGTCCATTAGCGGTCAAAGTGACAAATGCTTGTGAATAATTCCGCCCAATTCCTGTCACCGTAACCGAATAAACCGTGTTGGAGGTCGCGTTCATTGTACAAACGGCATTACAAAGCGATCCATCTCCATTTACAAGAACCATAGGAGCGATTGAATATGTTGTAGATGTATCGGGTGTTGTTGAAAAACCAACGTCCAAATAAACTTTTTTACTCGCACCAGCATAGGATTGAATATTTGCTTGTTGCCCAGCACCAGTGCCGCCAGTTAGATATAGAACAGAATTAGAATATACCCCCGAAGTTGACGAAGCACCAGAAGAAAGAGTCATTGCTGAGGAGTTTGTTACATTCGCTAATGTTCCAGTGTTGTAATTATTAAATGATGATCCACCAGCAGTAACGTCAATAACATCAATTGCGCCATTTGCAGCGGCTTGTTCAATATCCCATTGATCAGAACCATCGTCTGTAGTCCCGATGTGTTTTACAGGAATATATGCTGAGGTCAAGAATTTCAATGCTTCCGCAGCAGTAATGGTATACATAAATTTCCATTTATAACTATCTGCTGTTGAAAGGATGGACGATGATGCTCCAGTTGGTTCAACTGTAGATGCTTGTCCGTTGTTATTGAATAGACACTTATAAACATTATATGCCGCAGACATTACATAATGCCCATTAGCGTGATTATAAAGATTCTTGTCTCTATGATCATATTCATTATATACAACACCAGAAGTCCAATTCTTCCTAGCAATACAATATGAAGCGTCAGCAGTTCCTACTTTTTTCGCTGACAACATATTACGCCAAAAATCAAATTCGGTATTTCCAATAGCATCTGAGGGTGCTGGCGGAACGGTATCATCGCCCCAAGCGCGGATTCTGCCGATATACATGTAAAGATATGAAGGCACGGCTTCACTTAAAGACTCATAAAACTGGTCAGCGTTAAATTGTTTGAATTTATGTGTTACTATGGATGCCATTTATACAGTCCTATTAGGTGTCTCGCCTATTTATAAGTCATTCTATAAAATTTGTGGTTAAGTATCCAGAACATAGGATACAAAATTCTTCTGGCATATTCTTCCAAAGCGACCCGTGTTTTAACTTATTGTCCCTGTAACTCGCATCACCAGTGAAATCAAAGATATAATCTTTAGCAATCCACTTATAACTATCCATTTCTGTTTTAATCTTCATATCGTGATTCACCATAGACCACTTTTGAAAATCTTGTGCCATAAAGAAATGTTCTAAATCGCCCCATTTCAGCCGTTTATGAAACACCGAATAAATCCTAAACAAAACAAATTGATATTTCAATGAAAAATTCATCCACCAGAGAAAATCATATATGGTTTTAATCTCAATTGGAGCAAATTTTAATTGTGGTTCAATGATTTCTCCCATATTATCATTCAATAAAAGATGATATGGTTCATTAATCTTATCAAAAATACGCATCATTTTGTCGCTGCCGAATATTTGATCGCCTAATTCTCCGGTAACAAATAATTGATCCTTATCAAACCATCGCTCAAAATGTTCGTCTCTTAAATCATGTTCCCATGTTAAAAGCGGATGGTTTTGATATTGTTTGAAAAAATTAGGATATTCATCTATAGAGTTCTGACTATATAGAACATTAACCTTAGCACCTGCCTTCATCAACGAAACAATAGCAACAGTGGAATCGATGCCGCCGGACCATAAAACACTTATAGGTTTATCAGTTTTGTTCTTAATTTCCTCCCCACGCTCATCACAAATATCAGCAAAGGATTTATTAAAATTTCTATAATTTTCAGGTATTGTATTAACTATTTTGATATCATGCCCAAAATCAATAGTTTCTGTTCTATCAATTAGATTAGGAAATCCTAGATATTTCTTGAAGTCCCATACCTTATTATTATAAGCTTCAGAAGGAGAATAAACCCATACTTTTCCATTTGGTGCTAATCTACTTTTATCCATCAATATTTGTTCCATCTAACATGGGGTGATGATCGTCTGTCCAACCAATCATAGAATCTGGGTGGAAGGCAACAACGTCTAAATGTGTTGCTCCAGTTCTAAATTTATGTTCTTCGAAAGGATCAATAGAAAAAACTGACCCAGGAATAAGTCTAAATCTCTTTTGACCGGGATATTCCAGCAGTCCTTTACCGCCGGTCACTACGCCCATTCTTTGTGATGGGTGTGTATGTGCTGTTTGATCTACATTCTTAGGAATGTGTAAATGATTGAGGGATGGATTTCCGACCCGTGGAGGATACACCAAAAGAGAATCAGAACAACCGTTGATATAAGAATAACGTCCAGTAGTTTCTAATCGTCCGATAGTAAATTGCCCAAGATATCCGTAGCGGGTGAATGTAACCACAAGGGTGTCACGATCAAAACCTAGTTTAGCAGTGTTAGGAAAGGAAAAGAATGAACCAGCATTTAGATTAGCATTGTCCGAACCATGGCGGAGAGTTAGATAGTTGTTAATAACGATACCATAGGTTGAACTGTGTGGTTTTCCTATTTCTTTTTGTTGAGTTTCATCTTTGGTAGAAGCATGAACTTCTAGGTCACTAGGTAGATTGAAATGTGTGCCACTAATAGCATCACCATTCTTAGGCTTATCAATAACGTTCATAATTTATTCTTTCGTGGTTAGATAATAATAATAGGCGGAGGTGTATATACTTCTGGCGCAGTATCCGTATATATAGAATTTGCTGCCGTTACACCAACAAGATGATCAAACCTTTTATGGTTTGTTTTATTCTTTTTTCTACTATTCCAAGTTTGTCTAAAAATATGGGCGGGAAATACACTAATAACATATTCATGTAATTCATCGCCTGATAAAACATTACCATCTTCATCAAACGGAATTGAATGATTCAATTCCATAGAAGGTATGCCTGGTAATTTCCAAAGAATTACCATTGTTCCGTCAGGTTCACGAACACTAATTATTGTATATTTTATATTTGTTTCAAAAATTTGTTGTACCATTTAATTACTCACTTGCTCCGTATGTTGTACCAGAATCATTATAAACGTTTGACCCGCCTGATCCGATTGTTATAGCATTTCCTGCTGGTCCGCCGCCACCATTACCCCCAGGCGATCTTGGGCACGCTGGCGGTCCACATGCCGCGCCAGCACCTCCAGATGTTCCAGCAACTCCCCATGTCCCTCCACGACTCCCTGCTGTATTTGTTGTCGGAACGTCAGAACTTGCGCCTGAACCACCAGCATTGCCGGGGCCAGAGCACG